GGCGGTTTGGTAACCGTAATTGTTAAACCTGCCGTTGGTGCAGATAGCGCAACAAACCCAGGCTTTACCCTTACCGGCGCATTGCTTGCAGAATTCCCGGTAATCAATGCAACCATGGGCGAATTGTCAACCATTGACGTTACGTTCGTTGGCGGCGTTTACACCGCAGACGTAACAGCATAACTAGCGCCGAATAATCGGCCCGACACGAAAGAGGCAAGTAATGCAATTAACGCTACAAGTAACCAACCAAGACGGTGCATACCAAGTAAGCACCAACCTATTTACCATTGTGTTATGGGAACGGCGTTTCAAACGCAAAGCCGCCGACATGGCAAACGGCATTGGTGTAGAGGATTTGCTATTCCTAGCATGGGAAGCAAGCAAGCAAAATAAAATTGTTGTACCTGCCGAATTTGACACCTACTGCAAACAAGTTACCAACGTTGAGGTAATAGACCAAGAGGCCCCAAACCCTACCCAAGCGGCACCTACCGCCGGCAACTAGCAGAATTGCTAGTAGCAACAGGTTGGGCGCCGCATTGGTACTCTCAAACGTTTGACACACAAGACCTATTGACGGTGACTAAAGTTTTAGGAGAGCGAAACAAAAGGTAACCGTAATGGCGCAACAAAAGTTGGAAGTAAAAGGTATCCAAGAAACTTTGGCAGCGCTTAACAAAATAGACCCAACATATAGGCGAGACGTCACCAAACGTATTAGACGGGCGGGTGAACCAATGCTACAAGAGGCCCGGCAAATGGTTACAACGATTGTTGGCGTCAAGGGTGCCCCGCTATCGGGTATGAATCGTGGCAGCCTTATTAAAGGCAAAGAAATTACATGGCGTACAGACGCCGTACAAAAGGGTTTTAAAATTAAGGTAGGCGTACGCGCAAGCAAAGAACGGTATGTCAACTTTGCGCGTTTTACAGACGGCGTACAGACACACACCGAACAGGTGCCGTTTGGTTCAAAGCCTTACAAACTTATGGTTATGCAACAGGCAGACGCCGCAGGTGCTATCTATGACCATGCCGGACGCCGTACGGGCGGTATGTTTGTCACCAATCTAAACGCAGACGGCGGCGGCGAACAGCCCCGCGTAATTGACAAAGCCGTAGAGAAAAACAAACCTGCCGTTCAAAGCGTTGTACAAGAAGTAATAGCAGACATTGAAAAGAAAACCAACAAAACATTGAAACAGCGGTACCGCTAATGGCTATAAATATTCCGATTATTACCACGTTTAGCGATAGTGGATTATCCGCCGCCAATAAGAAAATATCGTCGTTTGGTAAAAAGTTTCCCGGTATTGGAATTGCCATGGCAGGCGTTACCGCAGCCGTTGGCGCGTTGGGCGCTGCCGCTTTTAGCGCCGTCCAAAAGGCCTCTAACCTAAACGAACAGATAAGCAAAGCCGGCGTAATTTTTGGTCAATCTAGTGACGAAATAGAAAAGTTTGCTAAAACCGCTAACCGTAGTTTGGGCCTGTCAACAACAGCCGCGTTAAACGCCGCTTCAACGTTTGCCACGTTTGGTAAGGCGGCGGGATTATCAGGCCGTGAACTTGTCACCTTTTCAACAGAATTTGTTACCCTGGCGTCGGATTTAGCGTCGTTTAATAACACAAGCGTTGACCAAGCAATTAACGCTATTGGTTCGGCGTTACGTGGGGAAAGCGAACCTTTACGCGCTTATGGCGTTTTGCTTAATGACGCAACCTTAAAAGCCGCCGCAATGGAGTTAGGCATATATTCAGGTTCAGGCGCGTTAGGTCAACAGGCCAAAATTTTGGCAGCACAAAGGGTTATTTACAAACAAACAGGCGACGCCCAAGGCGACTTTACCCGTACAAGCGGCGGCCTAGCCAACCAACAAAAGATACTTAGCGCAACGTTAGAGAACGTACAAACCAATTTGGGTATAGCGCTTTTGCCGTTATTTACTAAAATGGTTCGTTTCTTTAACGAAAAGGTTACGCCCGCCATTGAGGACGTCGCAAACGCTTTTGGAGACCAAGGCTTAGTGTTTGGTATACAGGTTGCGCTTTCCAAAATGGGTGAAGCCGGGCCTGTTATCGGCGGGTTTTTCAAACAGTTTGCCGTTTCAGTTGCCATAACTATTAACGCTTTAGCCAAACTTGTGCAACAACTGTTGGCGGTTTACTATTTTAGTGTTGGCCGTTTTAGTGCAGCAATTAAGGCTACTAGCAAGTCATTTAGTGACCTTATAGACGTCAAGAAACTAAGCGCACAATTTGACGGTTTCATTAACGGCATTGGTTTAGTTGACGAAAAACTAGCCCAAGGCGCCTACTACACGGACCTAATGACTAAAAACACAGAGTTACTAGGCAAAGTTGTTAAAGATACAACGCCTGCGGTACAAGACATGGGCGACGGCGCGGGCGGTGCAGCAAAGAAAATAAACGAACTATACGGCGTCATTAAAGACAAACTAACAACCGCATTAGATGAAGCAAAAGACCAACTTAAAGACGCCCAAGAAGCCTTTATAGATTTTGGTAAAAGCGTTTCGGACGGCATTAAAGCCGGGTTTAGTTTCAGTGACGCTAAAGAAGCAGGCGCCGAAACAGGCGCGGGTTTCTTAGACGGACTACGTGACCAAGTAGCCGGGGTAAAACAGTACGCAAGCAACGTAGATACATTGCTACAACGCGGCCTTAGCGAACAGGCCCTAAACCAAGTATTACAGGCAGGCGCGGACGCAGGCGCCGCCATTGCCGCCGAACTTGTAGCAGGCGGGCAGGAAGCAATTACAGGCCCAGGCGGTGTAAACGAACTTGTAGCAACCGTCCAAGGCGTAGCCGACAAACTAGGCCTAGACACCGCAAAACGTTTCTACCAAGCCGGCGTAGACCAAGGCACCGCGCTAGTTAAAGGCCTTGAAAGCGTTTTAGCAAAATATGAACAGATACTAAAAAACCCAAACCTAAGCACCAAACGTCTAAACGCGCTTTTACAGCAAGCACAAACGGACATAGCCTTTACACAAATTACCGCAGGTCAAACCATTGCAACACCGGCACCAACGGCAGCAAGCGCGGCAAGCATTGCCGAACATCAGGCCGCCCGCGGTGGGAATAGTTACACAGTAAACGTAAACGGTGGCATGGCAACAGCCGCCGAAATAGGCCGCGTAACAAACGACGGGCTACGCGCGTTTGCACGACAAAACGGCCCATTAGATTTACCAATAGCGGGGTTTAGATAATGCCCGGTAGCGCGATTGTTCAAGCCGGCAACTATTCCCTACTGATTGACACAGGCTACGACGTAGGTAGTTTTACATTAGATAGCGCGGTAAAAGGCCTATTAGACGGTGTATACCCGTTAGGGCCTACAACAGATTTTGCAGACGTCACGGACAGTACAACGCAAATAAACGTACGTAGAGGCCGTCAAGACATTGGAGACCAATTCGCAGCCGGCACCATGACATTTACCATTAACGACGTGGACGGCATTTTTAACCCGTTTGATGATACAAGCCCGTTTTACAACACACCGGAAGCGTTGCCAGGGTTATCACCGTTGCGGGCCGTTGAGTTAATCCGCTACGACGCAAGCAATAACCCCGAATACCTATACCGCGGTAAAATTGTAAACTACGACTACAACTTTGCATTAGACGGCATAGATACCGTCACGGTTTACTGTTCGGACAATTTCTATTTACTAAGCCAAACCTACATGGACGAACTAAACGTTACGGTACAAACGTCAGGCGAACGTATAGAAACCGTTTTAGACCTACCCGAAGTAGATTACCCAACAGGTGCAGCGCGTGACATTGACCCAGGCACCGTAGACCTAGGCCACGCCGCCGCCTATACCGTGCCGGCAGGTACAAACGTTTTAAGTTACCTAAGCCAAATAAACCAAACCGCCGAATTTGGGCGCCTCTTTATGTCACGTGCCGGGGTACTTACTTTTACGCCGCGCGTGGGTACTACCCTTTCCGGCAGCGTTGCAGATTTCCACGACGACGGCACGCAAATACCTTTTGATAATTTAGGCATTACGTTTGAAGCGGATTCGGTAACTAATAGGGCATTGGTACAAAACCTAGGTAACGCCGTAGCAACTGCCGACGACTTAGCCAGCCAGGCCTTGTTTTTTATTCAAACCAATAGCATTACTAGCAGTCTTTTAGACGATACCGAATTAGCAACCGCGGCAACCTACCTTTTAGACCCATACCCGGAAGCCCGCTACAACAGCGTGGAAACCGTATTTGGTGCTTTAACAACCGCCCAACGCGACACAGTGGCCGTAATAGATATTTCGGACACAATAAGCATTGAAAAGACTTTTGTAACAGGCGCAACAACTACGGTACTTGCCCAAGAATTAAGCGTAGAGGGTATAGAACATGAAATAAGCCTTACCGGGCATAGGGTACGTTTGTTTACTAGCCCTACGACGATTGTTTATGAACTGATTTTAGACGACGCAACATATGGCACAATAGATACAACAAATGTTTTAGGATAGAGGCACTATGGCAACACCAACCACATTACCTGCAAGTTTTGTAGCCGGGTCTATTTTGACTGCTTCGCAGCAAAATGCACTACGCGGGGCGTTTCGCGTATTACAAGTAGTTAGCACTACCAAAACCGATACGTTTAGCGCGTCAGTTGCAGCAGGTGCTTTCGCAGCCGTAACAGGATTAACCGCAACAATTACGCCACAAAGTGCTACTAGCAAAATTCTTATTATTGCGTCAGTTTCGGCAGGTTCGGCCGCTGCCGCCGACGGCATAAGTGCAAAAATTACTGGCGGTAATAGCGCGTCATATGTTGGAACATTAAACGGGTCACGGACACAAAGCGCCTCAATAGCGTTTGCTACAACTATCGCAAGTACTCTTAATTTAAGTTATTTAGATAGCCCTGCAACAACAGCGGCAACAACCTACGGCGTTTCAATAACCTTTACCGAAACGGGCACAAGCCCAGTAACGGTTTATTGCAACCGTGGGCGCAACGACACAAACGCCGCATACACAATGTCCACAGCCTCAACTATTACCGTTATGGAAATTTCAGCATGAGCGACTACGCAGCAATACTCACCTCAAAATATCCGGCCACGATTTGGTCAATTAACGCCAACGATTATGCAACGTTGACTTGGGATAACGCCACACCTAAACCAACGCAAGCCGAACTAGACGCGTTATGGCCGCAGGTAGATTACGAAAACCAATGTTTGCTAGTTCAAAATACGCGCCATTTAGAATACATAAAAACCAGTGACCCAATTTTCTTTGAGTGGCAACGCGGAACCAAAACTGAAGCCGATTGGGATAACGCGGTGCAAGCAATTAAAGACGCAAACCCTTACCCGCCTGCCCCGTGAAATGGCGTTATATGATTGGGTACGTGCTTTTTATTGCCGTAGTTTTGTGGGGTTGTAGTGGTTGCACAGTTTCTAAAACGAATATTGAGTATCAATGTTTTACAAAGGCCAGTTGTGAGTAAAACACCGGAACAACAACACGCAGGGCTTATAGTTTTCGTTGGCCGTCTAATGGCAATTTGTTTTTCGTTTACGGTCATGGCGTTTATTTACGGTATTTTGTTTGTTGACCAACCAACCGAACAAGCCCCAACGGACGCGCAACTCATTGACCTACTAAGCACTTTGCTTGTGTTTTTAACTGGCACACTTAGCGGCCTTGTTGCTTCAAATGGCCTTAAAAGCAAGCCCGGCAACAATACAGAGGTTTAACCATGATTGCTAAAGCCAAACCTGGTGTTGTTGGTGGGCGCGATTACATAGGTAACAGCGACGGCCCCGCAGCGGGCAAACGTGCCGGTACTGAGGAGTGGGTTAGGCAAGCCGTCAAGTATTCAAACGGCGCGTTATGGAATAACGGCACATACGGCCAACGCGACATTAAAGGCAAACCGGGCACAATGTCAGTACACGCAACCGGTCGCGCTATGGATTTGTCCTACCGCAAAATGGACACTAAAGGCATTAAAGAGGGCCGCGCCGTTTCTAAAGTTTTTATAGACAAAGTGTTAGCCAACGCAAACGCTTTTGGCGTACAAATGGTCATTGACTATTTTACAAAACCGTGGGGCGCGTCATGGCGTTGCGACCGTCAAGCATGGAAAGTGTACGAAACTAAAACCGTTTCGGGTGCACCTGGCGGCGATTGGTGGCATATTGAATTAAGCCCGGCTTTTGCCGACAGTCCGGAAGCCGTAAAAGCCATATTTGAAGCCACTTTCGGGGTATCCGCAACCGCGTGACAATGGTTCGCTAGGGTTTTCTATACCGACGGAAAGCCTAAAACTATGACAGAGCCGCAAACTTTTATTTATGAGTGTTACATAACAACCCTTGAAACGGGCCAACAGGTTATGTGGCAACTTTTTAGAGACCCAACAACGTTTGATTGTTTACACGCCCAAATGGCATTTAAAAGCCCGGCGCATGGTACGTGGGGAATTCCCTACCAAATGGAAAGGCGTTAGCCAATGGTTTTACACAAGTTATTAACAGGCGCAATAGCGTTAGTTGCAGGCGTTTTGGTGTTGTTTAGCGCAAGTAATGCACAGGCACCAACCCAAACCTCACAAGTAGTAGTTGCTTCATTGCCACCAACCACGACAACAACCACAATGCCCGCATTGGTCACTACCTGTACGCAGGTTGCGACATTGGCCCTAGCAGAGGGATTACCGCCTAGCGAACTAGAAACAGCCTTAAAAGTGGCAGTACGTGAGAGCCGCTGCACAAGTGACGCCTTTAATGCAGACGACACAAACGGCGGTAGTTATTCCATATACCAAATAAACGGGTTTTGGTGCCGGCCTAACGAAAATTGGCCTACAGGTTGGTTGCAGGCTAAAGGCATTGTTACTGATTGCGCTGATTTATTTGACCCAACAACCAATACCCGCGCAATGGTTGCAATATGGCGCAACAGCGGTTGGCTACCATGGAAAACAGCAAACTAAACAAAGGAAACCCGACAATGTTAGACCCGACACAAAATGCCTTACTTAGGCACCAAGCCGTACTTACAAATTTGATAGATGAAATTTGCAGGCCGGCACATATTCCGTACAAACCGAAACACGCCGAACTAATTGCCAGGCTAAAGCATTTAGCAGTAGACCTAGATTTAAGCGGCCAACAGGACGCATGGCAGACCGTTAGCGAAGCAATAGAGGCATTGGGCGGCTAAATGTCTACTGTTTATTTAAGCCCGACGGAAATAAACTACGCATACGCGGTAGCAGAATTACGCCATGAAAACGCCAAAAGCAACCAACACCAAGACCGATTTAAAGGCGAATTTAAAAACACTTTGCCCGACAAAATAGGCGCGTTGGGTGAATTTGCGTTAGCCAAACATTTAAACGTTTATTGGGGTTACGAACCGTACAACCCAAAGGCTAACGACGTGGGCCGTTATGAAGTACGAACTACACCGCGCCCGGACGGTTGTTTATTAACCCGTGATTTTGACAAACCGGCAATATATGTGTTAGCAACTTTAGACAAAGAAAATAAAGCGGTTGTTTTGCGCGGTTGGAATACCCTTTACGAAACTATGCAGGTTGACCGTTGGGCGCCTTATATGCCGTTGCCTTGTTTTAAGACGGCGCAAACTTTGTTACACGCAATGAGTACGTTACCTAAAGCAATATAAACCCGACAAGAAAGATACCCGACATGGCCTTTAACATTGACAATTACGTAGACGTCCCTACACGGCTAAAAGACGCGTTAGCAAAGTACCCAAACCTACGCATACAAGAAACCGCCGCAGAGGTTGTAACCATGCCCGACGGAAGCACGTTTTACCGTTGCACAATTACCGTTTGGCGTGATGAGGCAGACCCAATACCGGCAATAGCAACCGCAGCCGAACCATACCCCGGCAAAACGCCTTACACTAAAAACAGTGAATTCATGGTAGGTATGACTAGCGCGTTAGGCCGCGCGTTGGGTTACATGGGTTTTGGCATAAGTAAAAGCATTGCTTCACGTAACGAAATTGAGGCCAGGCAAGACCCGCAAAAACCGGACGCCCAAATAGCCCCAATCCGACGCGAACAGCCAACCAATACACACACAAAAGGCGCAAGCCAAAAACAGGTGTATTTTATTAAGTCATTGGCAAAAGGTGCCGGCTTTGATGAAGCGGCGTTACATGATTACATAGCGGCCACGTTGGATAGTGACGCGGTAACGCTTGAAACGTTAAGCCCCGAACAGGCTACAAAAATGATTGACGCGCTAAAGCAACTACCAAGTAGCAAGGCGGACTAATGATTTATGCAGCGTTTAACATTATCGGCATAATTATTGGCGTTTGGCTAACCGTTTTAGTGATGATGAGGCAGGGCAAATAATGGATGAAAAACAATTAAATGACTATTTGCGCGACCAATGCAATGTATTACGTGCAGAAATAGAACTATTGCGTAAGCAAGTTGCGCGTTTAGAGGATGGTAAAGAAACGTGGAAAGCGCTTAGCGAGGCTTGGCAATGTCTAGCGGAATTGCGCGCTAATGGCAATGCTTGAAGCACCGTTTAAAAATGCGGTTATTGAAATAGCAACCCGTTACGGTTGGCTAGTCCACCATGATTTACCGTCTATGAATAAGCGCGGTAAGTGGGCTACACATATTCAAGGTGACGCAGGTTTCCCCGATTTGGTGTTAGTCAATAAGCGCGGTGTGCTAGTTTTCGCAGAACTTAAAACAGACATAGGCGTAGTACGCAAAACTCAGGCCGATTGGTTAGACCGTTTAGACAAATGCGGTGTTATTACGCAGGTTTGGCGACCTAATCAAATGCCCGTAATTATAAAGTTTCTAGCCACCGCCTAACGGTTGGACTAGCCAGGCCCTAAACCCGTTGCACGGTAGTTGGGAACATACGGCAACGTAGGTAGTACGCCATGCCCGTAATCATGCACGACGAAATGACCGGGCCTATGGCGTGGCAGCCTGTAAACATAATCAGGCGTAAGTAAATGGGTACGGGTTAGGGCAACCCCGTGGGTGGGGCTTTAGCGCATTAGGCTTTACAACGTGCTAGGCGTTTGCCCCCAAGCGTTTAGCACACATAACAAACAACGTTAAAGGATTAGCCCGACATGATTAGTAACCAACTAACACCAACACCAAGCCCGCTTGCGGGCGCGGTAGCACAAGCCGTAGGCGCGTGAGTAATGCCTAGCAAACACAAAGGCAGTAGGCCACGTAACCAAGCCGAATACAAACGCAACAAACTAATACTGTTACAAGAAAACCCTTACTGTTTCTATTGCGGTAAGCCGGCAACAGAGGCAGACCATGTAATAGAGGTTGACCGTTGGCCGGCAGGACAACCCGGCGTAAACAGTTTGGACAACCTACGCAGTTGTTGCAGGTCATGCAACGCAGCGCGTGGCAACAAATACCGTGCAGCACGTGACGCCGGCAATTATGTAGCCACGAAACCCAATACCCATAAGGAAAAAAAAGACAAACACTCTCCGCGTTTTTTTCCCACTGACACGCAAGCC